ATGATCGAGGCCCCCCAATCCTTCGTCGTCAGCCAGGAATGCCAGAAGGCTGCCTGGCAGAACGGCTATCGCCGCGCCCTGGGCGAAGCGGACGGCTGGGCGCGCTATGGATCCACCACCGCGAAGGGCACGGTGTGGTTGGCGGCGGCAAGACATGAAGGGCCGTGGTTCCTGGCCCTCGATCACCTTGGTATTGTCGAGGATCTGAACCTGCCGACGGCCGAAGTGCCGGGCCCGGGCCTCGTCCGCTACGCCTTCCCGGACCTGACCGCGCTTTATGCCGTGATGCCTCGGGTCTACCAGTTGGGCGTAACGCTGCCCGATGGCCCGCTCGAGGAATTCCGTGCGGCCGTGGCCAACCTGCCCAAGAGCACCGAGGCCGAGAGGTTGATCATCCAGCGCGTTGGTCAGGACATCTTCCGCGACCGTCTGATGACCTACTGGCAAGGCTGCTGCCCGCTGACCGGGATCACCGATCCGGCGCTCTTGCGCGCAAGCCACATCATCGCCTGGAAGGATTGCGCCAGCGACGCCGACCGGCTGGACGTACATAACGGCCTGCTGCTTTCGGCCCTTTGGGATGCGGCCTTCGACCGGGGGCTAGTTACGTTCGATGATGACGGACATCCGCAATTCTCGCCAAAGCTGAGCGAGACGGCGCGCGCAGAGCTGCGCTGGCAATCTCCCATCCCGTTGACCGACAAACACCGCGCCCGCCTTGTCTGGCATCGGACAGAAGCCTTTGAGGACATCGAACCGTGAAACCTCGCTCGATCCGCTGACAGGTGCACAATTGTGCCCACCGCCGCACGAGACAGGTGCAGCCTTGTCGTGCAACCATTCCGGCGCAGCGAATCCCTGCCGCTCCTTGAAACCGTGAACCTGTGAGCCGGGCCGGGCGATGCGCTGCGGTTGAGGCGTTCGGCGCTTCCCATTTTGATGTCGCCCGGCCCGGGCTTCACACAAGTTGGTTCTCCATGAAGCCGGATCAGAAATCGGTCTCGAGGTAAACCCCGGCGCAGTCGTAGGCGACGGCGGCGGCTGTCGCGCCGGTGTTCATGAACAGCCGCGGCGACAGGAACTGCGTCGCGGCGGGCAGGTCAGCGGTGATCTCCTGCTCGAAGATCGCGCCTGAGACCTCGTCGACCACCCGCACCCAGACGGATGACCCATTCGGTGGGGCGGCGATGAACAGGGTCAGCACCCCGCCCGTGGCAATGGCAAAGCTCGCGCCCATGTCGGTCAGGGTCGGCGCTCCGGTGCCGTCGTTCGCGACCAGCTGCCAACGGGTGTGCGTCCCGCGCTGGAATCCGATGCCGATGCAGTTGATGGCGGCCGCCAAAGTCAGGGTGGTGGCCAGCGCGGCCGTAGATCCGTAGAGGCCGAAGAACCCCATGCCGGTCGCCTGCAGGGTCGTGAGCGAGATACGCGTCACGAAGGTCCAGCCCCCGAGGCCTGCCGCATTTCCGCGCCAGCAGGCCCAGCCTGCCGATCGCTGATCGGCGACCGAGTCCACGACCGCCGCCGAAGTCAGGCGCCAGCGGCGCATGCTGGCAGCGAGGTTCGTGGCGGCGAGCGTCGGGTGCGAAACGGTGCCGACCGAGGTGATCGGCATGCCTTCAGTGGTGATTGTTGTCGTGACGGATGGCGACCACGTCGCAATGCGGTTCACCCCGAAGTGCGGCTGCAGGGGAAAGTCCCGGCCCGATGGGCGCATGACATCGATCCACGGTGCGCCGGCCCGGTTGCGAGCATAGAGGGTGGCCTTGCCGGTGGGCGGCGGGGTCGGCGCGGCGCTGAGGCCCGGCAGGACCGTCGGCTGCGGCAATTCCAGCTGGCCATTGGTCCGGTCGATCCTGATCGCGTCGTAGAAGGCCGACCCGTCCGGGCTGACCTTGAAGCTGAAATCGTCGTTGCCGAGAAGCCCGATCAACGCCCGCGCCGAAAACCCGGTCTTGAAAGCAAAGGCGGCGTCGTTCCCCGCGGCCGCCTTGTTCACCGTCGCCTCGATCCCTGCGCCTGCGTTGTTCAGAAGCACCGCAGGCGTGTTGACCGACATCCGGTTGTAACTGTCGGCCGTGGCCCCGCCGAGGCCCAAGTGCTGCGCGGTAAGGTTCGCCTGCGGCATGCCGACCTGCGTGACCGCATTGGCGAAGGTGACCGTGGGCGTGTTCACCACCGTCGTGCCTGCGGCCCCCGCCGTGGCCGAGCCGACGTTGACGATAGTGGTCGATCCTGATGCGCCGCCTGTGCCGAGGTTCACGGTCTTGGTGACGCCGGTGGTCGTCGCTCCTGTGCCAATGCCGTAGGTGGCGGTCGTCGTCGCCGTACCGATGCTGGCCAAGGCCGCAGAGACGGTGACAGTGCCCGAGGCGGTCAGCGTGCCGGAGAAGGTCTTATTGCCCGTGAAGGTCTGGGTGCCCGCGAGGATCGCCAGTTCCGACGAGGTGTTCGGCAGTGTGAAGGTGCGTGTCGTACCGGTGGTGATCCCCGACAGCGAAAACAGCGCCTTCTTCGTCGGATCGGCGTCGTTGACGAGGCTGAAGATCGCGTCAGACACATCCTGCGGCACGCCGACCGGGTCCCAGGCACTTCCATTCCAGACAACAAAAGCCTGCTCGGCCGCGATCCAGACCAGCCAGCCTTGCCGCGGAACAAGGCGCAGCCAGACGCCATCGACCCAGAAGGCCACGTTCAGATCCCAGCCGGCCCAGAGACCCGTCGCCGCCGAGGCCACGAGGTGCCGGTCGCCATCGGAGGGGCTCGCAGGCGGCGTGGTGCGCGTCCGGTCGAGGACTGACAGTTGCACCATGGCGTCGAGCAGGCGCAGCGCCTCGTTGTGGGTGACATGCTTATGGGCTTGGGCCGCCAGCAGGTAAGGCAGGCCAAGGTGGGTGGAGGTGTCAGACATGACGGGCCTTCAGAACTGGAGGGTGACAGCGGCGGGATCGCCGCGGCCGAGGCGGTTCGAGAGCTGGTAAATGCGGATGGCCAGTGTCTGGCCGGGGGCCAACGGCGCGCCCCAGTCGGCGGTCTGCTGGGCAGCGGTGTAGAGGACGGATGTGGTGCTGCTGCTCAGCGTGCGCTTGACGACAGCTCCGTCGAGGATCTGGACGTCGTAGCTTTCCAGGTCTTCGGCCAGCGGCACCTCGACCTGTTCCCAGGCATCGGCCACCAGCGCGCGGGATCGCCGCGTCCAGCGGATCGTCAAATCGCCCGGGCTGCGCGCCGTGCGCCACGGCTGCGCGACATGCACCGGGGCGAAGGGCACGAGGCCGCGACCGGCTGGCGTGAAGGCCAGCGCGGTGTAGCTGGCGTCACTGACGGACCGCGCCGCGGGACCAATTCGCCAGTTCCACGGCAGACCGAGATCGGCTTCGGCGATCGGCAGCGGGGCAAGGGCAGAGTCCAGCACAACCACCCGCGCGCCTAGCGGGGTCGGATTGCCAATAGCACCTTCCGTTCCACGCTGACCGCGCAACAGGCGGGTCAGGCGATAGCGACCGGGGGCGATCAGTTCGGCGACACCCGCTTGCACGATTTCCCATTTGCCCAGTGTGGATTCCACTGCCAGCGCATTGGCACCGCCAAACAGGGTCAGATCGGTGACGCTTTCCAGCGTGCCGGAGGCCAGATCGACGACCAGCGCATTGCCGAGATCGAAGCGAGAGGTCGGGCCCGGGTAGAAGTCCGACACCAGTGTACCGATCCGGGCACGACTACCGAAGGTGGTCAGCAAGGCGAACCCATCGATGGAGGGGCTGCGGAATACGGCCATCTCGCCCGGCCAAGGAACGGAATAGGCCGCGACCATCGGCCGATGCGCAGGCTGGTCTTCGGACAGTTGCGGCAGGTCGAGAAGCACGACGTCCGGGGCGCCGAAGACCACCGACCGGGTCAGCGAGGCCGGTCGCGGATCGCCGGGCGGCAGATCGTAGGCGGCGCGATCCTGGCGGACGGCCTCGATGCCGCGCCCCTCGGAATCCGCAATGGACACCAGCCGCAACTCGATCTCGCGGCTGTCATGGACCAGCCGGATCACATCGGCGGGGTCTAGCGCCAGTCGCGACGGCGGCAGACGGAAGGAGGCTGTCTCCCGCCCGATCCAGGCCTCCATCAGCGCGCGGCGGCAGCGGCGTTCGGCCTCCTCGGGCGGGATCGCCATCGGGAAGCTTTCCGAGGCGATGCGGGTGGTGTCGACGGTAATACGGCGGGCCTCGACAAGCGCCGCGTCATAGTCCTCGTCGGCGCGGGCGACCTGCCATTTCAGTGCCTGCGGCAGTTCGGTTTCCTGCGCGCGGACCAGTTCCAGCGCCTCGCCTTCGCGCGATGCCACGAGGTCGTCATGGGCCACGGTGAGAACGGACGCCCTCCCCCGCATGACGAAGCGGATCATGCCTTCGGTCTCGATGGCATCGAACCCGAAATGTCGGGCCAGCGTGCTGATGGATGATCGCGGCGCTTCCAGCGCGGTGATGGCGTAACCTTCGACAGCCCCCCAGAGGCCGGACACGTCGATCAGAGCTTCAGGCATTCCGGCGCGCAGGCAGAGGTTCCGCACCAGCGCCGCCAGCGACACCGCCCCCAGCCGCCCGGTCAGCCAGTGGCCCAGCCGCCAGTTCGGGCCATCGGTCCAGACATCGGTCAGTTCGGGGAAGAAGGGATAGGGCCGCGCGTCCCAAGTCCAGGCCGCGCATTCCGGCGCATGCACCATGCGGCCGCCATAGATGCCGGAGGTCGGATTGTTGGCCGGGTCGCCCCAATGCAAATAGCTCGCCTCCAGATAGGCCCGCTGGATCGCGTCGTCCCGCCACCCGCGCGAGAAATACGGCGTGAAGCTTTCCGAGGATTTCGGGTCGAAGAAGACGTTGGGCTGATTGGTGCCCCGGTCGATGGCCGGGCAGCCCAGTTCGGTGAAGCGGATGGGCTTCGATTGCGGGATCCATGCAGTGGATGCACCGCTCTCCACCCCGCCCGGCCGGTTGTAATGCGGGTTCGTCCACCAGGCGCGGATATCCTTGGGGCGAAAGACCCACGGCTTGCCCACCGCGCCATCCGTGATGGCCGTGCGGATCTGCGCGGAGCGGTCGGCGGCGCTGGCATAGAACCAGTCGAACCCTTCACCGCCCGCGATGTTCGCCTGCAAATAGGCGCGGTCGTAAATCGCAGGCCAGCCTTCGAGCGCATCTGCATGATCGAAGCCATCCCGCCAGTCCGACAAGGGCAGGTAGTTGTCGATGCCGACGAAGTCGATGTTGGTGTCCGACCAGAGCGGATCGAGGTGGTAATAGACATCGCCGCTGCCGTCTTGCGGATGATGGCCGAAGTATTCCGACCAGTCGGCGGCATAGCCGATCTCCGTGCCCGCGCCGAGAATGGTCCTCACGTCGGCAGAAAGGGTCTTGAAGGCGGTCACGGCGGGATAGGTGCTGGTGCTGGACCGGATGGTGGTCAGGCCGGGCATCTCGGTGCCGGTCAGGAAGGCATCGACCCCGCCTGCTGCGGCACAGAGATGCGCGTAGTGCAGCACCATTCGGCGCAAGCCCCAGTCGCTGGGCGAGCCAGTAAAGCTGACAGTCTCGCCCGAAACGCTGAAATTCCCCGGCGTCGCTGTACCGAACAGCGCCGACACTTGCGTTGCCGCCGTGCCGGTCTTGTCGACCGATCCGGCAAAGCCCGCTGCCGGGGAACAGGTGATCCGCCCCCGCCATGGAAATGCGGGCTGGCCGGGCGTGGCGGCATTGGCGCTGTAGGGGTTCGGCAGCGTGTTGCCGGGCGGCACATCCATCAGCAGGAAGGGATAGAAGGTGACGCGCAGCCCCCGCGCCTTCATCTCCTGGATCGCCTGAACCACGGCAAAGTCGGCAGGCGTGCCGCCATAGACCGGACGATCCTCGGCGTCACGGCTGACCAGATGCGCGCTGGCCCGGCTGACCCCGTTCACCGACCAGTTGGCGGGTGTGGTGGCTTTGGAGGCAACCTCGACGCCGGGCTTCACCTTGCAGACCCCAGCGCGCAGGTCGTTGCCGAACCAGGTCACGACGAGGCTGACGCTCTCGACCGCCGGGGCCATGGCCTGCAGCCGGTCCAGCGCCACGACGATGTCGGGCTGGTCGGGCTGCGCGTTCAGGTTCTCGGCAACCGTCGCGCCACCACTACCTTTGCGGATGGCATCGGTGGCATAGGTGAACTCGCCCGAAGCCGGGATCAAGGTGACGGCGCGGGTCAGGCCTTCGGCGGTGTCGGCATCGGCCAGCGGGCGGAACACCTCGAAGCTGAGTTGCGGCAGGCGGTTGCCGAAGGTCGCCAGCGCCAGATCCTCGAACACGACATAGGCCGTGCCGCGATAGGCTGGGGTGTTGGCCGCGCCCATCTTGGCTGCAATGAACGGATCGGCGGTTTGCGCCTCGTTGCCGGGATACCAGCGCCAGGTCACGGCGCCCAAGTCCATTGCCTTGCCATCGGCCCAGACGCGGCCAATGCCGGTGATCGGACCCTCGCAGAGCGCCACGGCGAACGACGCATAGTAGAGGTATTCGGTGGTCTTGACCTTGCCGCCGCCACCGCCCTTGCCGCCGCCTTGGGTGGTGGTCTTGGTCTCCTCCCGGAAATCGGTGGCCCAGATGATGTTGCCGCCGATGCGCATCCGGCCGTAAAGCCGCGGGATCACCGCGCCTTCCGTGGCCGAGGTGATGCGCAGCGTGTCGAGCCGCGCGCCCTCGATCCGTTGAGCCGGGGCCAGCGACGACACGATCCAGCTGTCGACCACAGAGCCCACGGTCGAGCCGATAAAGCCGCCGATGGCCGCCCCAGAAAAGCCGAGGATCGCACCGCCAAAGGCTCCGCCGATGGCAGTGCCGACAGCGCCGAGGACGAGCGTGGCCATGGAAAACTCTCAGCGTTGGGGAAAGAGGAAGGCTAAGGCGATGCGGCGTCGCCACGTTGGGGTCAGCGGTTCCTCGATCACGCCGAGCCGCTCGTAGGCGTGCAGGAAGGTGTCGGGACCGGTGAGGATGCCAACATGCTTGGCAATGGCACGGGGCATCATGCGAAACAGGATCAGCGCGCCGGGCGGGGCATCGGTGGGTGCGATCTCCGGCAACATGCGGCGCGCGCCATCGGCCAGAACTTCGCGCGGGCCACTTTCACCCCAGTCCCGGCTGTAGGGCGGAATCGGGAAAGGTTCCGGCCCCACCACCTCACGCCAGACGCCGCGCGCCAGACCAAGGCAATCGCAGCCGACGCCTTTCAGGCTGGCTTGATCGTGGTAGGGCGTACCGAGCCAGGACCGCGCGATGGCAATGACCCTGTCGGAATCGACCGAAATCACAGCACAGCCCCCTCGTGGCCGCCGTCAGTGGTGGCATAGCGCAGGACCGCATCCTGGCCGGGGATGTTGGGGAAGCCTCGGAAGTTAGTGACATTGGCGAACTTCGTGCCGCAGGTCGCGATGCGCTTGTCGCATCCGGCGCGGATGGTGAAGGTGTCCGTCGCGGCGATGGCGCGCACCGGGGCTTCCAGCAGGGTCAGGATGGCGACACCGTCGACAAGGTCATGCGACAATACCTCAGCCCGCCGCCCGACATTGGCCCCACTCGTCCAGTCGAGGGTGCCGAAGGTGAACCAGCCGGACGTGAAACCACCAAGCCCTGAGGCTGTGAAGGCCCGGTCGCGCAGCGTGTCGATGATCGCACCGGTGTCCTTGAACGCCGGGGCCTCGAGATTGACCCCGCAACGCGCATCGCCAAGGGCGGCATCGCAACTCGCCTGAAACGTTCGCCCGACCGTCTGGCCAAGAACATGCGCAAGGGATCGCACCTCGGCCACGAACGCCAGCCGCCCGCGCCGGATCTGACCGATAGCGCCACGCCGCATCAGCAGGCGCTGGGAGGTCGCGGCCCAGTTCACCCGCCACACTTCGACGGAGGCATTGTCCCAGCGGCCGTCGAGGATATCCGTCTCGGTGATCCGGTCGGAGGACAGCACACCTTGGGCATCCTGCGCATCGACAGACAAGTCAGTCCCCGACCGCACTTCGGAGGCCGCGAAGCCGCTCTCCGGCTCGAAATCGGTGCCATCGAATGTCAGGGTTCGGTCGTGGTCGGTGAAGCCAAGCGTCACCCCATCGGCCCGCACGATCCGCCAGCACCAGGCCAGCGTCGTCGTGCCCTCGTCGAGATGGGCCTGCAGCGCAGGTTGGAGCGCCTTCACTTCCGCCCCCAGCCCCGCCACAGGGCGACCGAGGCCAACGCCGAAGAGACCACGCCCCCGGCTGTGCCAGTCAGGGCATAGAGATTGAACGGACGCAGATCAAAGCTCCCGGTCACCAGATCGAAATCCGCCAGCCCGGCCATGGCCAGCCCGGAGGCGGCAAGACAGGCCAGATAGACAAGCCCTCGTGCGAGGTTCCAGTTCATGATGTTGCCTTTCCTTTGAGAAAATCCATCAGCCGCTGCCACCACGACGGGGCGGTAGACGGTTGGGTCGGTACCGGCAGTGGCACGGTCGGCGGCACGCGAGTGCTCGCCGGACGCAGCAATGCCAGCGCCTCGGTCTCGGTAAGTCGCCGAATGGGCCTCGAGAAATCCACCCGTCCGTTGCGATCCACCGCCCAGACCGGAATGGTACCGGTCGGATAGCGGCCGTCGCGGAACAGATCGCGTTCGGCCTCGCGGCGAGCGCGGATCGCGGCTGGGCGGAGCCAGCCCATGAACCCTTGCGCTGCGGCGGCGCGGTTGCCCGCGTTCAGATGGCGGGTCAGCGATGCCTTGGCGATGCCACCGGTATTGTAGTGGAAGCTGACCAGCGCATCGAACTCGTGCGGCTCCAGCTGCACCTTCACCGCGCGCAGAACTTCTGCCTCGTAGGCCACGATGTCTGCGCGGAAGAGCCGGAACGCTTCGCGGATCCCGGCGTCGAGATCGGCGGGCATGCCGCGCGGCATCCGCGCCGGATCGGGCGGACCGGCGGCTGCAGTATGGCCGATGCCGAAGGTCCAGACGTTTTTGACGTCGAGATAAGGTCCGGGCACGAGTCCTTCGTGCCGGACAAGGGCCAGCAGGCCCCGATCAGTCATTTGCATGGGATCACCCGAAGAGTGTTGAGAGGATCAGGATCAGGACGGCGACGAGAAGGCCGATGCGCAGGCGGTGGCTGAAGGTCTGGCCCGGGTCGGCGGCGTCGCAACGGAATGAGCGCGCAATGCGGAGAAGTTCATGCATCACCGTTGCCCCCCTTGCTGCCGCGCAGCCGGGCGAGCACGACCTCGATGAAGGCGGGGCCGAAGACGCCGACGAGATAGGCGGCGGAGCCCGCCGCACCCCCGGCCGGGATTGCCTGGGATGGCAGGTCGAGCCAGGCGGTGATGACCGCCATCGACAGGCTGCCCATCCCGGCGGCGATCAGACCGCCCAGCAGGATGTGGCGCAGCGCATCGCGCAGGCGCATCCGGGTAGTGAGCGCGTTGGTTGCTCCGCCAAGCGCGCCCCAAGCGGCCAGGATGACGGCGGTGGACGTCGCGAGATCGCGCAGCACCGCGGCGACAAAGCCGGTTTCTTCGTTCATCGCCGGATCTCCAGCAGCGGAATGGATGTGATCGACCCCAGCCGCTCGAGGTCGAGGGTGACGTCGAGCATGTCAGTGTCGAAGCGGACAGGAACGTCGAACTCGAAGCCTGCCGTGATTGCGACGCCCGCACCGGGGGCGGTGGTAAAAGTGACGCTGCCGGTGGTGGTGTTGACGCTCCAGCCGGTCATCTGCTCGACGCCGTTCAGGGCAAGACGGACGGTCCCTGCCACCGGCTTGGCAATAGCGCGGGTCCAGCTTTGCGCGCCGGAGGTATAACGCTTCAGCAAAGCGAAGGTGTTGACCGCACCATTGCCGGTACCGATAGGCTGATCGGTTGGTGCGACGGCCTGCGACGGCAGGCAGGACTTGTAGTCCGCCCAGTCCTTGAAGCGGAAGCCATGCAGGCGGCCGTTCCTTGCCTCGAAGAAGGCGACGACTGCTGCCAGATCGTCGGCGCGGCGGATGCCGTAGGCCACATCATAGCGGCGGCGCGAATTCGCCCAGCTGGCGTTGCGCTCCTCGTCACCGCTGGCCAGTTCGACCACTTGCGTGCGTCGTTCCGGCCCCCCGCGCGCTCCGCGGCTGATGTTGTCCGGAAACCGGACCTCGTGGAAGGCCATCACATCCCCCTCCGGCCCAGCGACACGGCGCGGGCAATGTCGCTCGCGACCTGCGTCCGGGACTGGCGGAAGCTCTCGGCGTCGCGCGCGTTGATCGTGACGTTGACGGTGGAGGCGCCCGACTGGCCGTAACCGGCCGCCTCGCGCCGGGAGAGGACCCGCTCCCCGCGTTGCAGGATCGCGGGCACCTCATCGGGGCGAAGCCCGGCCCAGCCCCCGTTGTGCATGCGCGGGGCACCAACGAAGGCCATGGCCGGGACCACCCGGCCGGGACCGGGGGCGCCGACCATGCCGCCCGCATGCAGGATGTTGGCGAAGATGCCACCGGCGCCGCCCAGCGCGCCGGAAAGGGCATTGGCAATGGGGCCAAGGATAAAGCGGCGAGCTGCCAGCTTGGCCAGATCGGCGATCATCGACGTGATCAGATCCCGGAAATCGAGCTTCCCGGTCTTCACGAAGTCACCGATGGCGTTCTCCGCGCTTTGGAAGGCCCCGACCAGCGCGCTGCCAATATCCCCGCCGATGTCGCGCGCCTTCGCGGCATAATCGGCAAGTGCGGCGGTGACGGCTTGCCAGCCTGTCAGGGCCTGCTCGGCTCCGTCGGCAGTGTCGGCCCCTGCTTGTCGCCCGGCCGCACCGGCGCGACCCGCCGCTCCGCCGGTATCGTCCAGTTCTTCGCCCAGCGCCCCGGCCGCAGCGGCGGCATCCGACAGCGCAGTCTCAGCGTCGACCCCCGTGCCGGTCACCGCATCCTTCAGCGCCTGCCAGCTGGCGAGCGGCCGACCGGCGGCATCGGCGAACATCCCCGCCGCTTCGCGATAGCCATCGGCCCGAGCGCGGGCATCGTCGGCCATTGCGCCGAGGCCAAGATCAGGCGGCTCGAAGTAGGCCCGCGACAGCGCGGCCGAGAAGGCATCCGCCGCCGCCGCGCCCGCAGCGGTCGCGGCCCCCTCGAAGGGATTGCCGAGGCGGCCCAGTTCCACCGGGTCGAGGGTGCCGATCGTCACCCCGCCTTCGCCCGTCGCCCATTCTGGCAAGAGGGCGAGGGCCGCGTTCAGCGTCTCGATGAAGCTGTTGATGCGGGTGACGACCCCGTTCAGCATCGCCTCGATGCCCGAAATCAGCCCGTTCGCGGCCTGGAAGGCGAAGTCGCCGATGGCACCGGGCAGACTGCCCCAGATCGCCACCGCCGCGTCATAGGCCCCCTGGAAGATCGCCGCCGTCCGGTCGCCGAAGCTGACGACACCCGCGATGGTGCCTTCCAGCGCCGAGAGACCGGCCGCCTTCAGGCCCTCCCATCCGGCCGCCATTCGCGCCAGCACCGCGTCCAGCGACAGGCCGATGCGGGACCAGACCTCGCGGGCCAGATCGCCGAGCAGGCGGAATGCTTCGCCCACCCCGCCGACACGGGCCACCAGCTGCGAGAACTGATAGACGAGCTCGCCCGCACCGACGATCAGCGCCCCGATGCCGGTGCGGATCAGGGCGCCGCGCAGGAAGACCAAAGCCGTGGCGAGGCCGCGCACCGACAGGGCCGCCGCCGCCATGCCAGCCACCCAGCGCCCGGCCATGACGGCGGCGAAGGTCGTGGCATAGGTGGCCAGCCGCCCGAGGTTGTCGAAGAGCATCGTGATCGCCTGCCCGATGGGCCCCGTGGCCCGTGCCATGTCGGCGAGCTTGGTCGCGATGGTCTCCAGCGCCGGGGCGACGGCCACGGTCAGGCGGTTCACGAGGCCGGTCCAGATCAGGCTGAGCCGCGCGATTGCGTCGCCCGTCCGCTCGATCTGCGCCGCATCCGCCGCACTGACCGCCACCCCGAAATTCTGCACGTCGCGCGCGGCATCGCGCAAGGTGGCGCTGTCGATCCGCAGGAAGGCCAGCGCCGCCCGGTCGCCAAAGAGGTCGGAGGCCACGGCCGCCCGCTCCGCCTCAGGCACGAGGCGGTTCAGCGCGTCCTGGATCGCTACGATGCGCTGGTCGAGCGGCAGGGCCTGCAGTTCCGCCGCCGTCAGGTTCAGCCGCCGGAGCGCACCGACCGCCGCGCCCGAACCGCTGGCGGCCTCTGACAGCCGCGTGGTCAGCTTCTTCGTCGCCTGCTCGATCTCGCCCATCGAGACGCCCGCCAGTTCTCCGGCCCAGGTCAGGGTCTGGATGCTTTCGACCGTCGTTCGCATCGACTGCGCGAGCTTGGCCTGCGCGTCGATGTTGGCCAGCCCTGAACGAACCATCGCCACCCCGGCCGCCGCCGCCGCGGCCGTGACGGCCGCCAGCGCGATCCCGGCCCGGCGCGCGAAGCTCGCGAGGCGCGTGTTGGCGAGTTCCATTTCGGCAGAGAGACGGCCGAACCCGCGCGAGCCTGCCTCGCCGATGCCTTCCAGTTCCGCGCGCACCTGGCGGCCGCCCACGGCGGCGAGCCGGACGGAGACGCGTTTTTCGGCCATGGGATCGGGGCTCCGGTTGGAATGGGATCAGTCGCGGTTCGCTGCGATCTGTTCGTTGACGCGGCGCACCATCACCGCCTCGAGGGCGGGCAGAAGTTCGGCGATAGCAGGCGGGGAGATGCCGAGGGCCGCGCCCAAGGCCAGCGCCGCGCCCATGTCCCAGCCGATCACCGCGCCGGAGATGACGCGCATCTGGCCACCAAGGCGCTGCGCCAGGTCCCAGACCTGCGCACCCTCCAGCGTCAGCGGCCGGTTCAGCCGTGCGGGGCAGTCAGGACAGGTTGTTCCGCAGGCCGCGCAGTAGCCCTCGCCCCCACCGAAGGACCAGTCGGCAAGGGCGCAGAGGCGTTTTTTTCCGCGTCCAACAGGAGGGCCTTGGCGACGTACAGGGTCTGGAACGCCTCGAAGGCGGGCCAGATGTCGAGGAACGCGTCGATAGCCTCGGGGCTCGGATCGATGGGATTGCCGTTCGCATCCCCGATCCCCTCCCACGCGAGGATGGCCCGCCGCGCCAGCGCCTTGGCCATGGCGAGCGCGGCCTCCTCGGTCGCCGCCCCTTCGGCCAGGTCGGCAATCGCAGGATCGCCCCTCGCCGAAACCATCAGCGCGGTAGTGAGCGGGCGGAGCCGGACACGCACGCCGGGGATGAGGTCGCACCATTGCGGCGCGTTCGAAAGGTCGAGGGTCAGCATGACGGGCCTTCTCAATAGGTTGCGACGGTGTTGACGAGGACGGCAGTGCACATTCGGGCGGGGCTGGTGGCCTTGGCCGCCTGCCAGTCGAAAGTGGCCTGGATGCCCTGCGGACCCGGGATCTCGATCCGGGGGCGCGGCAGGTAGACGGCATGGGCGGTGAAGGTGAAGCTGGCGTTGGCGCCGAGGCTCCAGGCGAAGACCAGCTCGCAGGGCGTGCCGTCGATGGCCTGCGTGATCAGGGCGGTGTCGGCAAAGCGGACCTCCACCCGGCCGGTCAGCGCGGCCATACCGGGGTCGGCGCCCTCGATGCGACCGTCCGATCGGATGGTCTCGATCCGGTCAAGGCCGTTGGAATAGGTCACCTCGGCCGAGATGACGTTGCCGAGGGGCGAGCCGTTGCGCGTGATCGCCCCGTTGAAATGCCCGAACCGCTGCAGCGAAAGCGAGGTGTGCGTGCCAGCGGCCGTGGTTGCCGCGACGCTTTCTCCCTGCGCCACCAGCCGCGCCGTCGCGGTCAGCAGACCCGACCGCGCCATTTGCCACGACAGCTGGTCGCAGACGCAACCGGTGTACATCGCATAGCGCGGCACCTCCGGCATCGCCGTCTCGATGGCCATGCTCGGCAGCGTCCAGTTGCCCGACTGGAAGGTGTGGGTCTTGGGCGTCGTGCCGGTGGTCGTAGGCTGACCGAAGGCCGCCTTCAGCCAGAGGCCGAAGTTCTCGACGTCGATCGGCACCACGACATCACCATCGGCGGTGACCACGTCCTTGATCGGGGCCAACGGGTCGCGTCCCTGGCCCAGCAGTTCCGAGGCGATCAGCGGCTGTTCGGAGCCGAGCGTGGTGCTGGCGAACGGCACCGTGCGATAGCCCGTGGCGGGCGCGGTGCCGTAGACGGATTCGAACGCAAGCGCCATCTGCGCCCGCGCCCCATGGGCTCGTGCCATTGTGTTCTCCTATCGTGAGAGGGGTCAGGCCAGTGGATCGGCCGTGGAATAGTGCAGGATGACCGGGATCACCGCTGCCTTCAGGCTGGCGGCACCCTCGACGGGCAGATCGACCGGGCGAGGCGCTTCCGCCTCCACCCAATCGCATAGCCCGCCCAGCGTGCGGTCGGCGGCAATCGCCGCGCCGACACTGGCGCAGAGCGTGTCGAAAGCGGCATCACGGGCGGCACCCTGAACGACCGCCTCGATCTCGGCCTGGTGCTGATAGTGATAGCGGAGCGGCGACAGCGTGACCTCGGGCACCCCCGGCTCGCCGTCGCGAAGGATCAGGATGCCCGCAGAGGGCACGCGCTCTGGCAGCACGTCGCCGCGCAGGGCGGTGGCGGGCAACGCCGAGAGCCGCGCGTGCAGCGCAGCGAGGATGGTTTCGCGGGGGGTGGGCATAAACGGTCTCTTGCGCGTATCTTGTGACTCTACACTTCGACTGATGTGGTGCTGACCCCAAGGAGATAGATTTGAACGAAAAAGTTGCTGACAAAAAACGAGCCCCGGCTTCAATAAGTTGGAAGTTTCTTTTCTCTCTGATTGCGCTTGCAGCGATTGCGCTTCTTTTTGTTGTGAGCGTTTTCTATCATGGCGCGAGTAATGTTGAGACCTTCAAATCGCTTGGCCCCTGGGGAGACTTCGCTGCAGGATTGCTCAATCCTGTCCTGACTTTTCTTTCCTTTATTGGTGTGCTCGTAACGATCGTACTGCAAAGAATAGAGTTGTCAGAATCGCGACTAGAGCTTGAGCGATCCGCCGACGCGTTGGAAGCGCAAATTCGCTCCATTAATCTGCAGAGCTTTGAAAGCACGTTCTTTCAAATGTTGTCTGTTCACAATTCAATTGTGAACTCTATAGACCTTGTTTCATCCGAAACATCAGTGACCACAAATGGGCGCGATTGCTTCAGAGTATTCTACACTCGCCTAACAAAAATCTATCGCGACAATGAAAAGAAGGGGCAGCCAAAGCACGGCCCCTCCAAGATATTGGATGTTTCATACAGGGTATTTTGGAAGGACAGCCAACTGGAGCTAGGGCACTACTTTCGCTTCCTCTACAACTTCTTTCGACTTATTGATGAAAGTGCAGAGGCGCGTCCTTACCATGCAAAACTGATCAGGTCCCAGCTATCGGATCAGGAACTCCTGATCTTGTTTTACAACTGCACCTCCGACCAAGGAAAGAACTTCCGCAAATATGCGGTAAAGTATGAGATCTTCGACAATCTGCCGACTGTCAGGCTTTTACACCCTACTCATGCTGACCTGATTGATCGCGCTGCATTCGGTCAAAATCCAATGTTGACGGGTCGCGATGTTCGGATGCCAAATCAGGAACGAGGTTAAGAAATCAGAGCGAATTAGGTTCGCTAATTTAGCCACCCCGCCACGATCAACCCCGGCACGGCGTCATGCGCCCGAGCTGCATCCCGCGCCAGGTCCAGCCGCTTCGGCAGCTTGACCTGCGGCACCAGCAGGAAGATCGGCGCGGTGACGAGGCCCCGGCCGGTCTTCGACCGTGACGCCACGGCACGGCCCTTCGTGTTCAGCCGCCCCTCGGCCACCAGCAGGCTCGGTCCCCGACTGCGATAAATGAACCGCAAGCGCAGGCCGGTCCGGCGTTCCCATTCGCCCGGGGTGATCCGGCCGCCGCGCAGGGACTTGCCTGCGGCGGGTGTGGGGATCGCGAGCCAGAACCCATTTTTCGAGCGGATCAGCGGGCCGGTGTCGTGCGCGCCGACGATGACCGGGGCGTTGGACCAGACCACGGCCGCCGCGTTCAGGCTGGGCGTCGCTTTGGGGAACTGCTCCGACCGGATTGTGCGGGCGAGCCGGGGCCCGAGGCCCGCGCCGGTGATCTGCAGCCGCCACGCCGCCTTCAGCCCTGTCCCGGCCTCGCGGATCGCGGCCGACACCGCCCGCTCGCCCGCCGCAACCTCGGCCGCCATCATCGCGACGATGTCGGGATCGATGTCGAGCTTGAGCTTCATCGCGGTCACGCTGGCCTCAGATCGACGGTCCAGACCAGCCGCTCACGGTCGCGGACGGGCTCGCCCTGGATCAGGAAGGCGTCGCCGTCGAACTCGATGCGGTCGCCGGGGCGGGGGGCTGGAACTTCGGCCACCCGCAGGTCGATCCGGGTGGTTTCGGACCAGAGCCGGGCATCGCCAAAGTCGGTGACCGCATCGGCACGCCGGGCGACGATGCGCACAAGGACCGGCGCGCCGCCGTCGGCGATGTAGACCGCGTCCCGCCCGATGTTCGGATCGGCGAAGAGCGCGCCGACGGCGGCAGCGAAGGCGCTCATCAGAACGCCCCGTTCAAGCGCACCCGGCCGATCACATCGCCCGAGCCACCCGCTACCGCCTCGGTCGCCACGCCGATCAGCGTGTTCGAGGTGGTGACCTTGGTGGTCTGACGGGCGGTGTTGTCCCAGTAGATGCGGTCGCCGACGGCCCAAGCCTGCGAGCCGAGCTTCTTCAGCTCGTAGACGCCGACGAGCGCGGCTTCGACACCTTCGCCGAGGGCGGCGGTGCCGGAGGCCACGCCGAAGATGGAGCCGACGAGCAGACCATCGCCGGAGGTGACGGCATAGGGCGCGGTCAGGGTGACGGTGTTGCCGGGCTGGACGTAGGTTTTCATGGGGGTGATCCTCGTGGAAAGACGAAGGGCGGCCCGTCAGGACCGCCCGCGTGTCAGGGTTCAGCATGTCGGGGTGCGGGTTACGCGCCCGGGTTCTTGTAGAGGCCGCGCCAGTCGATGGCCTTGGCCCCGAAGTCGAGGCGGCACTTGATCTCCACCCCGTCGACGTCGAAGCCGTTGCGGGTCTCGATGTAGGCGCCCTGCTGGCCCTCGAGATAGGCGTACTCGATGGTGTCGATCTGGTTGGGCGAGGCCGCCAGATACCAGGAGGTGGCGCTGGCGGCATCGAGGCGCGGCTCGCTGATCGGCGAGAGGGTCCGGATCGACTGCGGCACCACCTTTGCGCTGTCAGCGGGGACGAGGTTCTGAGCGACCAGCTGCTCGGCCTTCAGTTCGAGCGCGGCCGGGACGATCAGGAAAGCGGGCCGGATGTTCAGCACCGTCTTCTTGTCGAGCCCAGTCTGCAGCGCCATCGCGGCGCGGGCCGCGCCCACGCTGCCGACATCGAGCGCGGCACCGGTGCCTGCGAGGTTCTTGTGCGTGGTGTGGAACAGCGCGTTGCCGTCGGCCATGGCCGGGTTCGCGGTGATGATGCCCCAGACCACGTCGCTTTCCAGCTGGGCGATAGAGTTGCCGTACATCGCCGGGATCCGGGTGAAGGCGTCGAGATCGTCGTTGATCAGCACCTGCCGGGTGATCGCGACGACTCGGCCATAGGTCTTGACCTTGTAGCTCTCCTTGCTCTCCCCGAGCGTGCCGCGCTTGAACTCGCCGCTTTCGCCGACCTCCAGAAGCTGCGGCGCCTCGCCCAGCTGGACCCGGTGCATGGACTTGAAGTCGGTGGCCAGCACCTGGCGGCAGAAGAGCGCGAAGGTCCGGGGATAGGCGTCATAGGCCTGCCGCAGGGTCTTGTTGGTGACGGCCGACAGGATCTCGGGAAAGTCCGAGGTCGAGTGCAGCGCCCGCGTCGCCACCTCGTCACGCGAGAGACCCCGCGTGTTGACCCCCGCATTGCCGAGGCTTTCGCGGGCCAGTTCCAGCAGGGTCATGCCGCGGTACTGGCGGGCGGCGTCTTCCAGCGGGAAGAGCGTCGGGCTGTAGCGGTGCAAGAGCGCGTTCGCCACGGCATCGCGGCGGGTGATGCGCTCGTCGCGGCCGCCAAGGGGCACGGAGACATGCGGGAAGGTGCGGGTCTCGTCGGACCTGGCCGCGACCTGGTCGAGGATCAGGCGGCGGGATTCATCCACGCTGACACCGCGGTTGACCAGATCCTCGGCGAAGCCGCGCTCGAGGTTCAGACGGCCGGTCAGATCGTAGATCGTGGACACCCGGTCGCGTTCGGCCTCGCGGGCACGGGTGGCGATGGCCTCGGTGTCGGGTGCCGGAGTGGGGTCCGGCATGCGCGCGGCGGCCGGTTCGGGCTGCTGGCGGGTTTCGGTCAAGGCGGGGACATCCCCGGCCACATTGGTCGTGCTCTCAGGCATGGATGCCTCCTTTTGCATGCGGGTGTCGACGATCTCGACGGGATAGCTGGCCTGATCGGCAGCACGCACTTGCGCGCGGGGATCAGCAGGAACGGTGACGAAGCTGACCTCGAGCGGGGTCCAGCGCTCGACGATGCGTTGCTCGACCTCGCCCTTGGCGGCGGGCTCGACCACCTTCACCCGCTCGATGGAATAGCCGACAGAGACGTTGCGGATGATGCCGTCGCTGATCAGGCCGAACATGCGGTCTGCGGCCTGGTCGAGCCCCTCGCGCGGGAAGCGGATGGTGGCCTTGCCCTCCTTGCCCTCGATCCAGGCGCGTTCGACGACGCCCACTTGCGAATGCGAGGACCAGACCGAATGGCTGTCGAGCGCCGGGGCCCCGGCATTGAGGCGCGTCAGGTCCACCGCGCGGTCGCTGACCTCGAGGATCTCGTCGAAGGGCACGGAGGTGTCCCAGCCTGTCCAGCGCCGCCGCCGGACGGCCGCGCCAGTGGTGAAGACCACGTCGACGGATCGGGCCTCGGAATTGACGGTCGCGGGCAAGATGGGCGCGCGCCGCAGTTGCATCGGAAGGGCGACCGGTGCCGCCATGATCGTGTCGGGCATGGCCCTATTTCTCCTCTGCGTCGGATGGGGGTTCGGCCGGATCGCTGGCCGGGTCGCTGGTTTGCGCGCTGCCGGTTTTCGTGACGCGGCGCGGGTCGCTGTCGAGGACCAGCCCCAGAGCATCCAGCTTGGCGTTGGTCGCTGCGATTTCCGCGAGGACCGCATCCGGGTTGTGGCCCTGCCGGGCGATGGCCTGCGCCAGCGTCATCGTGCCTGTCCGGATTGCCAGCAGGTCGGCCATCGCATCCTTGTAGGGATCAACGGCGTCGAACTTCGGCGGCGACCATTCCATCGGGACATCGGGTGTCGGGATCTGGCCCGCCGCCCATGCGGCCTCGGTGAACCAGCGCCAGACCGGTGCGCAGAGCATCGGGATGAAGAGCTGCCACTGCACCGCGTCGATCATGCGGCGGAACTCCACGAGGCCGGCGCGGATCGAGGAATAGTTGACCTGGGACAGATCCCCGGTCAGCAGCTCGTAGGGCACCCGGAACCCGGCCGAGATGGTGTGCAGGCTCGCCCGCTTGTATTCGCCATAGCCGCCGGTGGCGGCAGGCTGGTTGAAGCGGATGTCCTTGCCGCCACGCGCATAGGCGATCAGCCCCGGCTCGAACTGCTCCACCCGATTGCCGTCGGCGTCGACCACGGAGGGCGCAATGCCCTGCTGCGCCTCGTCGTCGCCGAAGACGATGGCGGTGACACAGGCCTCGGTCTTCTTGCGGACCAGTTCGGCCACCTCGTAGTCGTCGAGATCGCGCAAGCTGCGGATCACCGGCGCGCCCCAGGGAACGCCGCGCGCCTGCGTGCGCTGCTTCTCGTAGACATGGGCGATCTCGGTCGCTGGCACCGGGCGGCTCTGTAACCCGTTCTGCAATGCGCCATAGGCATCGCCAGGGTGTTCGGCATGGAGCCAGTAGGCCCGGCGCTTGCCGACCGGGTCGAACTCGATCCCCTGCACGAGGCGGCCCGCGCCGATGGCGCCGGATTTGGTGGCGTCGAGGAAGTCGGCCTCCAACACCTGCAACTGCAGTGGTTACCGGCAGCCCGTCCGAGGATCGCCGCAGGCGGCGGCGCACCAGCACCTCGCCCGCCTCGACCATCTCGCGGCAGATCAGCGTCTGCAGACCGTAGAAGTCGAGCTGGCCATCGGCGTCGCACTCCGCCGTCCAGCGCTCGAAGAGCGCGTCGACCTTGCGGTCCAGCGTGTCGTCGCCGCTCGCGGCGCGCGGCATGATGCCCGCGCCGATGATGTTGTTCACCAGCACCGCCACGGCCTTGGCCGCATGCGGGTTGTTGCGCACCAGATCGCGCATCCGGTCGCGAAGCAGCGCCCCGGCGACGCCGATCTCGGTGTCGGCCGAGGATCCCGGCGCGCGCCAGCCCTCGGTGCGACGCCCACGCGCGGCCCCGTCATAGCCCCGCGTCAGGGTCTCGAAGGCCTGCCGCGCCATCACGCGGCGCGCGGCCATGCGCGGCGCCACCGTGGCGATGGCATGATCGAACCAGGTCGCCGACATCACCGATCCCCGCGCGAGAAGCCAGCCAGCCCGGCAACCGGCAGCGGCCGCGTCGTTCCCGCGATGGCGCGTTCGATGGTCCGGATGCGCGCCAGCAGGTCTTCAGCCGAGCCGTAATCCACCGACTTGCCGTCATAGCTGACGCGCGTCGTGCCGCTGGCATAGGCCCGGCGCAGCGCCGATAGCTCGGTTTCCGTCCAGTCGGTCATGTTCAAAACCATCCTCCGCGCCGCCCGAGCCAGTCGGATCGGCGTTTGCCCTGCGGGGCCTGTCCCGGCCGGTTGATCTGCCCGGCGGGATCGCTGTCGGTGGGGGCGGCCCCGAGCTGATCCTCGAGGTCGCGCCATTTCTCCTCAGACCAGCGGTCCGCGCCCGCGATCCAGGCGGCGGCGCGGGCATAGACCCGGCAATCCAGCGCCTCGTTGCGCTCGCGGAGCTTCTGCCATTCCAGCCGGGCGAAGCCGCGCTTGGTGCGCACCGTCACCAGCTGTTCCGCGACGAACTGCTTCAGCCATTCGTTCTCGACCCAATACGGCAGATGCACCGAGCCGGGCGGGAACACCGCCCCGTCGGCCATCTCCTCTTCGGTCGGCCGCGCCAGCCGCAGGAAGCGATAGGTCTCGGCCTTGAAGGTCGAGACCGCCACGGTCCAGAGCCGCGCCCCGCGCCGCAGGCGTTTCCCGCCCTCGGTCGCGTCGACGAAGGTGGGCCCCGACACGGGGCTCGAGCGGTTGAACCCCTCGACGCCCTTCACCGGCGACACCTGCGCGAAGCCTTGCGCCCGCGACCAGGAATAGACCGCCGGGGCCTCGTAGCCCGTGTCGATGGCGAGCCGCACGATCCTGAGATGCGCCCCGCGTTCGTGCGGCCAGCTTTTGTCCAGCAGCGCGGTCAGCTCCGACCACGCGTCGTGCCGGTCGGGCCCGCCCTCGATGACGACATGATCGACGAGCCAGGACTCGAGCCCGCGGCCCCAAGCCCAGACATCGACCTCGATCCGGTCCTTCTGCACGTCGGCACCGGCGGTCAGGAACAGCCCGCCCGCGGGCACCGTGCCGGATGTCCACCGCTCGCGCCGGTCATAGAGCCGCTGCCAGTCCGGGGCTTCCCCGGTCTCGACCCATGTCTCGCCGAGGATGGTGTTGCGGAACGCCTTGATCGCCTCGTCCGACCCCTGTGCCGCGTCCCAGGCCCGCACGATCCGCTCCCAGCTCAGCCAGCCGATCGGCGAATAGAGCGCCGAGAGGTGATACCCGACCGTGGTCGGATCGGCGGCGGTGGCGGTCGCCCGCCATTCGCCGCCCTCCAGCATCGCCGTCTTGTGGTGTTCCGCGATTGCCGCGTCGCAGCCCTCGCAGTGATACTCCGCCGTCTCCGGGCGGCCCTTTTGCCAGCGCAGCCGGTCGAACTTCAGCCACTGCATGGCGCCGCAATGCGGGCACGGCACGAAGTAGCGCCGCTGGTCGGACGCCTCGAACTCCCGCTCGATGCGCGACAGCCCCCGGATGGTCGGCGTGGAGACCAGCAGCACCTTGCGCCGGTGGGCGAAGGTCAGCGACCGGGCTTCCGCCAGCGTGACCGGATCGCCTTCCTCGTCGGCCGAGGCCGGATAGGCATCGACCTCGTCGAGGAAGATGTACCGCGCCGGGGTCGAGCGCAGCCCGACCGCCGAGTTCGCCCCGGTCATGATCAGGATGCCGCCCGCGAACTCCTTCGACAGCATGGTGTTGCCCGCATCGCGGGATCGCGCGGGCTTCACCCGCTCCCGCAACTCCGGGCTCTCGTCGATCAGCGGGTCGATCCGCTGGCGCGAGTTCCGTTTCGCCAGTTCCACCGTCGGCTGGACCGCCAGCATCGGCCCCGGCGCCTGGTGGATGGCGAACCCGATCCAGTTGTTGCCCGCCTCGGTCGCGCCGACCTGCGCCGCCTTCATGAACACGACGCGCTGCGCGGGATCGCCGGGCGAGAGCCGGTCCATGATCTCGCGCATGTAGGGCGTGCGCGCGGTGCGGTACCGCCCCGCTTCGGCCGAGGCGCGGCCCGAGAGCATCCGGTGCCGGTCGGCCCATTCCGAGACGGTCAGATCCGGGTCGGGCCGCAGCCCGTTGCCCCAGGCGCGCAGGATCTCGCCCGCGCCGTCGAAATCCGTCAGTGCGTCATCATCACCGGAAGTCGGGCCGGACCTCGGCGAGTTCGTCGAGGTGGGCGCGTACATGTTTTTCCAAGGCCTTCTGCATCGCGGCCGGTTCCACACCCAGTTCCGCCGCCATCAATGCCGACGACCGCGCAGGCCAGTTCACCCATGCGTCCCGCACCTCCCGCGCCAACCGGAACACCAGCGCCAGCGCGCGGGCCCGCTCGATCAACTCCCCCTTCAGCTTCTGCAGCCGGATGCGCCGCTCCTGCGCCTTCAGCACCTCGTTCGCCGTCTTGGCCTGCAGGAAGGTCGTGCCGCCGCCGACCGCCGGTACCGCCAGTCCCTGTTCGCGCAGGGTGTCGCCGACGGCGGCCACCGCCGCCTCGGGGACGGGCTTCAGCTTCGGCGCGGGCGGTTTGCGGGTCTTCGACGGGTCCGTCGACTCGGCACGCCTTGCGTCGCTGGCCGCCGCGTTGATGCTGCCGTCGGGATAGAGGACCAGACGCTCGGCCGTCTTCGCCTTCTGGATCGCGCCCCGCGACAGTCCGACATGGGCGGCGTACTGGCGCTCGCTCATGCCCTGCATCGACGGCTCCGATTATCATTCAAGATCATATGCTTATCGAGTTGATAAGCGGCACGGACGGAGCGAACGTGTCTCCAGAAGGACGATGCAACGCACCAAGGACCCACCAAGATGACCCGCCGCGCCACCGATAACACCAAAGCCCTCGACGCCTTCATCACCGCCAAGTTCGAGATCGACGCGATGCTGCAGCGCCTCGCCGCCCTCGGCGCCGACCACTTAGAGACCAGCCCCGACGAGATCAACTGGGGCCACGTCGGCACCCTGAACCACTATCGCGCCAAGCTGCGCGAGATCACCGACATGGCCTTCAAGGAAGGCGAACACGCCGAGTGAGCATCCGCAACGCCAGCACTCTCGCCGCGCGCCCAGCGCGGCTTGGGGTCGTAGGAGGGCTGCGACGGTCGCGGCCCCCAAAACGGAGACGACCCCATGACCCAGATCCAGCTTACCGACACCCAAGCCGTTGTCCTCTCTGCGGCCTGCGCGCGCGACGATGGCGCGGTCTTTCCCGTCACCGCCAAGCTAAAGGGCGGCGCCGTCGGCAATGTCTGCAAGAGCCTCTTGAAGCTTGGGCTGATCGAGGAAATCCCCGCCACCGACCTCAACACCGTCTGGCGGTACGACGAGGAGCGCGGCCCGATCACCCTGCGCGCGACGCCGCTGGCACAGACCACGCTCGGGATCACGGAAGCCGAAACGACCACGAAGGCAGCCGAAACCGCCACCGCACCGGTCCAGCGCCGGAAAGGCACCAAGCAGGAAGCCCTGATCGAAATGTTGCGCGCGCCGGGCGGCGCTACCATCGAGGAGATCGCCACCGCGCTAGAATGGGCGGCCCATACTGTCAGGGGGGCCATGGCGGGCCCCCTGAAGAAGAAGCTCGGGCTCGAGGTGACCTCCGAGAAGGTCGAAGGACGCGGGCGGGTCTACACCCTGAAGTAGGTGCAGCAGCCCTCGACGCGCATCGGAAAAGGCGCTATATTCGCACCTAATTCGATGCGCGCCGGGAGGCCAGTCATGAACATTACCAAAGACATCAGCCCGCTGACCGAGTTCAAGCGGGATTCGGCGCGCTTGATCGCGCAGATCAAGGAAACCGGTCGGCCGCAGATCCTGACCGTGAATGGCAAGCCCTCGGTCGTCGTGATGGACGCCGCCGCGTGGCAAGAGATGCAAGACCAGCTCGACTATGCCGAAACCGTCGCCGGGATCCGCAAGGGTCTGACGCAGGCCCGTGCGGGTGAAGGTGTCGAGGCGGGCCAGTTCTTTGATGGCCTCGCCCAGACCCAATGACCACCCCCTTGCCGGTAATCATCACGCCGAATGCGGCGGATGATCTGACAGCGTCATGGACCTACCTGCGGGATCGCAACCCGAGGGCGGCGGACGAATGGCTGGCGGGAATCCGCGACACCATTCTCGACCTTGGCACAATGCCTGAAGCTCATCCGATTGCTCCAGAGTCGCGTGAATTCGATCTGGCCGTCCGTCGCGCGCTCTATGGAAAGGCGACGCGCTGGCGCATCTACTTTGCTGTCATCGACGGGGCGGTGCGGGTTCTGCATGTCCGCCACGGTCGCCGGAGCGATTGGCAACCCTGATCCGTTCAAACAGCCGCCGCAAGGCGAAGGAACGCGCGATGCTCACCACGGTGAACACCGCGCCCATCTTCAGGTTCTGGGCCAGCGTCGTGTGCAGCCCGAAGACCTGAAAAATCAAGGTCTGCGTGACCACGGCGACGCCGTAGCCGACGATTACGTTGGCGACGGCCTCGACCAGCGACATGAGGCGGGTTTGCTTCATCGCACTGCCTCATCCATCGGCCAGCAGTTCAGCAGCCAAAGTTCGCAGCGCATGCGCCGCAACCAAGGGGACCACTCCGTTGCCACAGAGGCGAAGCCGGTCCACCCGGTGGGCCAGCCCATCAGCGCCTCGACGAACAGCGGGTTCAAGGTCCGGCGCACATCGGAGGTATCGCTCCCAGCCATCGGCATCACCAGGACCTGGCGGCCAAGCAGGCCGTTCACCGGCGTGTTCGCCAGTGTCGTCGCGCCATCCTTGTGATCCCGCGCTGTCGGCGTCATCCACAGCCCCGCCGAATGGGTCAGGTCGGCCGAGCGGCGGTTGCCCGCGCTCGGCTTGTTGCCGTCGTTCGCCATCGGCGTCGGCCAGAGCGCGGCCGTCGTCGCGAGGTTCATCCCATGCTGCCCCGCCGCCTGCGATGGCGTCGGCTTCGTCTGCCGGTTCTCGTTGGCGCTGGCCCGGGGCGTCGGCCAGAGCCGCAGCAGCTCCGTCCGGTTCCCGCCACTCGACCGGGTCCCAGAGCAGGCGCGCGGGGTCGGCCAACTCGTCCCCTTCGCGGATGGCGAGGATGAATAGCCGCTCGCGCTTGTGGGGGGGCGCCGACTTCCGCCGCCGTGAAGAGGCCTGCCGCAAGGCGGTAGCCCATGCCGACCAGTCCGCTGGCGACTTCGGGGAAGCCGAGGCGGAGATGATGGGCGACATTCTCGAGGAAGACGAAGGGCGGCCGGACCTCGTCGATGATGCGGGCGACATGGGGCCAGAGGTGGCGCGGGTCGTCGGCACCCCGGCGCTTGCCCGCGACGGAGAACGGCTGGCACGGATAGCCCGCAGTGACGATGTCCACCGCGCCGCGCCAAGGGCGGCCGTCGAAGGTGGCAACATCGTCCCAGACAACAGCCTGATCCACGGACGCGTCTTCCATCCGCGCCACGAGAGTGGCTGCGGCGTAGGTTTCCCGTTCGACATGGCCCACAGCACGATATCCGGGGATGGCGATGGTGAGCCCGAGATCGAGCCCGCCTGCGCCGGAACAGAGCGAGAGGCCGAGGAGGCATGCGTATCCGGCTCCGGAAGTGTCTCCGGAGGAAGGTAGAGCCAGGTCATGCATGTCACGCGGCGGTCTTGCGCTTTCGCGCGGGTTCGGGAGCTGCGTCCGTGTCCGGCGCGTCGGCCGGGGGTTCGGCGTCGTTGCCCAGTCGCTCGGTTCTCACCTGCGCAAAGGTCCGACCGTCGCCGTCGAGGATTGCGTCGCGGCCCGACTCGGCCTGCCAGCGCTCCACGGCGACATCGACATAGGCCGGGCTGATCTCCATCGCGAAGACGCGCCGGCCATTGGCTTCGCCCGCCATGATCTGCGAGCCGGAGCCCGAAAACGGCTCGTAGCAAAGCCCGCCTCGGGCGACGTGCTGACGCATCGGGATACCGAAGGCGTCGAGCGGTTTCGGCGTGGGGTGATCGGGCCGATCATCCTTGGCGAAACTTGGCAGCGCCCATGTCGAGGGCAGCGTTTCCTCGGCCACCTTCGGTGGTCGGTTCGGACGGCGCCAGCCCATGAAACAGGGCTCGTGCTTCCAGAGGTAGTGCGACCGGGTCAGAACCCCGCGATCCTTCACCCAGATGATCTGCTGGTGGACGAAGGCGCCGGCCTTTTCCCAGCAGGCTTCCAGCATCGCCTGGCGGCGCGAGGCGTGCCAGCAATACCAGGCGGCATCCTCGGTGATCGCCTCAGCGACTGCGGCGGCGATGAAGCCGTCATAGAGGTCCGCGCCCTGGCTACTGTCATCCCAGGTCACGCCGTAGGACTGGCTCCAGTCCTTGTTGCGCGTGGGATGGTTCGAGCCGTCGTAGTCCACCAGATAGGGCGGGTCCGTCGCGAACAGGATCGCGCGCTCGCCATTCATCAGGCGGCGCACGTCGGCCGCGCTGGTGCTGTCGCCGCAGAGCAGGCGGTGGTCGCCAAGGATCCACAGATCGCCGGTGCGCGACGCAGGATTGCGCGGCGGTTCGGGGATGGTCACCGGCGGCATGGAGCCCCCGGCGCCACCTTCTTGCCCGTCCTCTTCCGGCACGAACGCCAGCAGCTTGTCCAACTCGCCGTCCGAAAAGCCGACCAATGACAGGTCGAAATCCTCGGCCAGAAGATCGTTCAGTTCCGCCGACAGAAGCGCCTCGTCCCAGGTGCCGAGCTCGGTCAACTTGTTGTCGGCGATGCGGTATGCCCGGCGCTGCGCCTCGGTCAGATGCCCGAGTACGATCACCGGTGCTTCGGTCAGCCCCAGGTGCGTGGCGGCCAGCACCCGGCCATGGCCCGCGATCAACTCGCCCTCTTCGGCCACGAGGCAAGGCACGGTCCAACCGAACTCGGCCATGCTGGCGGCGATCTTGGCGACCTGGTCGTCGCCATGCGCCTTCGCATTGCGAGCATAGGGCTGGAGCTTCGCCAACGGCCACATCTCGATCCGATCCGGGGCAAAGCTCAGCGTCATCGTCGGGTCATTCCTCGGATCAGGTGGATACCCTTGGCTTCCGGACTCCGGGGTCCAGTCTGGACTCCACGCGGGGTCCAGCGGGCACCAGGGGTGTCCAGCTTCAAGGGTTTGAATTTGCAGTGTTTCAGGCGGGTTCAGGCGATGCTGGCTTCCGGGTGGCTTCCCAAAAATCCGGCCCTGTCGCTAGCGATGTACCGCGCTTCGCCCGCCAGCATACGAATATCGCCCGGAAGGAACCGCCAACTAGCCGGAGATGGACCCCGACCGGACTCTCGCTGAATACCGGAAGCCAGTGGCCCCCTGCCCCGCGCGCTCCTCTCCCGAGCATATCAACTTTCTAGCCCGGGAGAGGGCTTTCTGTCCCTTCGAAAACTGTCCGGCGGACAATTTTCTATCTGGCGCGCGGGGTTACGCGCCACTGGCCAGTTCGATCACGCGCTGCTTCGACAGGTTGCGGTTGAACCGCCGCTTGTTGAGGGTGAGGGCGATCACGGCGAGGCCGAATTGCCAGTGCTGATGCGCGGCGGATCGGTGCAGCCCCGCGGACCAGCAGATCTCCTTCCACCGCTCGCCGTGGGCTTTCATCCAGACGATGCGACCGTCCACGGGCTCGAGGCAGGCGGTCCACGTCAGGGTTTCCTCCATGCGGCTAATCGCCTGCGGCGAGGGAAGCACGCGCATCGGTTTGGGTTCCTGCCCGACTTTGTCGCCAAAGCTGTGCAAGACCGCAGGCCAGGTGCTGAAGTAACCCTGCCTGCGGGGCTCGGGCAGACGCTTCAGGACGAAGGCGGCTTCGGCCAGGCGTTCTTCGACCAGCGAGGGGGTCCAGACGTTCATCGCTGCACCTCCTGCCCGCTGGTGGCCGGGCCATAAAGCTTCTCGCCAAGCTGGCGCACCAGTTCCCGTTCGGGCCAAGTCAGGCGGTGATCGTCGAGGGCGACGGCCAACACGCGCTGTTCGCGCCAGCCATCACGCTTGACCTCATCGGGGTTCCGACGACGGCCGCCATAGCCTTTCGGCATGAAACGCATCCCGGTCATCGCAGGCCCCCCTTAGTCTCGAGTGCCCAGAACAGGATCGCGATGGCATCAGCCTCGTTGTCATCGGCGGGACTGAAGCCCCTTGCCCGGGCGGCGGCAATCATCGCCGCCTTGTCGGCGTTGCCCTTGCCGGTGGCGTGGCGCTTGATCGTGCCGACCGGGACGCCCTCGTAAGGCACGCCCCGCAGTTCCGCCCATGCGGTCAGCGTGGCCATCAGCCCGCCATAGACATGGGCGGCGTCGGTTGCGGCGTGGCGACGGACCTCTTCGAACCAGATGGATGCGATGGGCCCGGACAGACGATCCAGCTCGCCTAGCCAGTTGGTGAATCGCAGATAGCGCATACCGCCGCCGTCGAAGCGGCCGGGACGGAAGGAGGCGGTGCCACTGGTGATCAGCCCATCAAGGCCGTGCAGCGCCCATCCCGTCGTGGTGCCGAGATCGAGGGCCAGCAGGGTGCGGCCAGACCGAACGGAAGTCGGCAGATCGGGGATGGCTGCATGGGGTCGGGTGGCGGGTGTCAGGTCAGCCATGGGTGGTCTCCTCTTCTGGTTGGCTGCTCGGTGAAAGGCGACATCGGGTGAATGTTGCGGAAGGTCGGGGCTGCGGTTCTCAGGTCGGGTGGTCAGACCAGCGACAGGCCACGCGCGCGAAACCCCTGGGGGTGGGCGAGGGAGAACCCGCCTGCGGCGTTCTCCCCCACCCCCGTAGGGGGTGGTTTCGCCCCCAAAACTTGGAACACCGATCAAGACACTGACAGCAAACGGGAATTCCAGTTTCGGGAGGTGGGTTTCGGCTGAACCTGCCGAAACTGGGTGCAGCGTAGCCGTTGCGGCTTCCGCGCAATCCTGCAGGGGCAGTTTCGGAAGCGGGCCGAAACTGGTCACAGCTGGACCCTGCGTGGTCCTGCGTGAGAATGGCGAGGCAGTCTCGGCAGCCGGGCCAATCTGGTTCAAACTGGTCCCTGCGCATTGCCGCGCGAAGCGATCTGCGGGGGCGATCATGGCCGTTCCCCCTCCGGATAGACCCAGACATGCGGGTTTTCGACCTCGAGGAGCGCGCCGGTCTGGGGCGATTTGTAATGGGTGGGCAGCACCGCAACGCGGACGGGCGTGACTTCGCCGGTCTCCGGATCGACTTCCTCGCCGCCCGTGGGCATGACCATTCCCTCGACGCATAGGTAGCCAAAGCGCGAGCGTGAGGGCCCAAGGCCATAGGGCGCTGCGTTGCGGACGAACTTGACCGCGCCCTTGGTGGCCTGCACGGCGATCCGGTCGCGGATGGCGTCCTTGCCGCCCAGACCGCCCTTGTTCTCGAAGACCTCGGCAAACTGGTTGACGGTGTAGAGCCGCCCCTCGGCCGCCTCCTCGAGCAGGATGGAGAGGATCACCTCCTGCTTGCGCACGCGCTCGGCGTCGTATTTCGCGCCAACCTCGGCGCGCACCAGGCGCTCGTTCATCGGGTTGATCTCGACCCACTGTCCACCAACCTTGTCGATCAGCTTCGAGGGCAGCGCCGGGCCATTCCTGAGCTCGATCTCGAGTTTCCGCTCCGGTGCGTCCTCGTCCGGCCGGTGCAGGATCAGGCCGGAGGTGTAGAAGCCCCGGAGCGCGCTGGCCCCCGACAGGGCGAGGAACGGATCATCCTTCAGCTGCTGCTTCGACAGTTTTCGCGTGTGATGGACCAGGATCACCCCGCAGGCCGGGTTGATGTAATCCCGCAGCACCTCGACCCGGTCCTTGAGGAAAAACATCATGGCGGTGTTGTCGTTTTCGCCGCCACTGCCCCCATGTGAATTGGCCGGCCCGCCGTCGAAAAGGTTGCGGATCGGGTCGATGCAGATGATGTCCGGGCTCACATCCGGAAAGGCCGCCTGAATGGCGCGCGCCACGCGCATGCTGCCCTCGGTATCGAGCAGCAGCTTCAGCTTCGGCGTTGCCACGAAGGTGTCGCGCGCGGCGGCCAGAACCCTGGCGGGCAGCGCGATCTGGCCCAACCGCTCGCGCAGGTAGTGATACTGGATCTCGGCCTGCAGGTAGAACACCCGCAGCGGGCGCGGCGGGGTGAAGCCGAGAAACGGCACCCCGGCAGCCATGTGCACGAGCCAGCTGATGGTCAGATCGCTCTTGCCGACCTTCGGCGCACCGCCCAGCACCAGCAAGCCACCCGGCGTCAGGACGCGGGGCGCGATGATGTCCTCGGGCATCGGGCTGGTATCGTCCAGCAGTGCGCCGAGCGTGAAGGTGGGCATTTCGCTGGGCGCGGGGGCCGCGCTGTCGAGGCGGACCAGCGGCGGCCCGTTCTTCTGGACATGCAGATCCCAGAGCCGCTCGGACTCGCGCTGCAGGCGCTCGATCGGCCAGGAGGGCCGCAACATGGCGGCGTTGTAGCCGCAGATCGCCTGCCAGCCCTCCTCCTTCGACATCCGGCCCTCGTGAACCATGCGGATGAAATGGCCGATTGCGGCCGATGCCCCCTCGAAGCGGGACCAGTCGTCCTGCCCACCCTCGCGCACCGGGGTCACCAGCACGTCGTCGAGGCGGGGCTTGTCCGGGGTGACACTGCCGCTGGCGACCATCCCGGCACCTGGCAAGGGCGGCATTTCGGCGACGCGCTCTGCGAACTCGTCGAGATCGACCTCGATGGAATGGTGCTCGCGGATTTGCACCAGGCGCTGGTTGCCATGCTTGTGATAGACAGTGCCTGCCACCCTGATCGGCTGGTGCGCGGACCGAAAATGCGTGTCGCCGCCGACCTTTAGGGCAATCTCGCCCCGCAGGCGGCAAAGACTGGCCAGCGCCGCCCCCTCGGCGGGTTCGGTCATCTTCCACCAAACATGTAGCTTGCTGGCACCTTCGGGCGTCCGCCCGCCGCTCTCGATGATCAGGGTGGGTTGACCCAGATGACGCAGCAGATGGGCGAGCTTGGCGGGGATGTCGCCCGCGTCGAGGTCGACGACCAGTGCCTGCATTTGCAGGACTTCTGCGGCTTTGGCCTGCCCTGCCCCGGCGACCGTGCCAGGGATCACATAGACGGCGGCCCCTTCGCGCCAGGCCCAGTTGGCAAATGTCGCAAGCTTTCCCGGTGCTGTGGCGTCAGCGTCGATCCAGACGTTGTGCGGTCGGCCCTCCTTGCCCTGCCCCATGTCGACAAAGCCTCGGACCGGGATCTGGCCCTCGCACCAGCCAAACACGACATCGAGGAACGTCGCGATCTGGACCGGGTCTGGCTCAACGCCAAACGGATCTTCTGCCGCCGGGGCGTCGTTGAACCAAAGGTCCGCGTCAGCGAAATCCTGCCATGGGCTGAAGTGGATGATCTTGTCGTCGCTCATGCGGGCAGCCCCCAGCAGCGCGCAGCCCACGGACAGAAGCGGCATTCGAAGAAATCGCGACTGGTGGCGATGCGTGGCAGCAGTTCGCCCGCGTCGGTCGCCTGGAGGATCCGCACGCCCCGGTCGGACATGCGCTGCGCGAGAGCAGCGTCGAAGGCGACCTGCTCGTGGTGCAGTTCGGCCGTATCCTTGTTGATCGCGGTGAACAGCGCCGGATTGGCCGATATGCCCGGGACCGTCGCCTCCATGTAGGCTTGGTAGAGCGCGATCTGCGCGGCATAGACCGGCTTCGCGACGGCGACGCCGTCCTTGACGCAGACCCGCCAGTTCTTGGCGTTCATGGTCTTGCATTCCCAGAGCGCGGGGGTGCCGATGCCAAGTGGCGCAGGTGCCGCGGCGATGATCCCGTCGACATGACCCCGAATGCGGCCGCCCGCGACAGAAAAGCCGAACTGCTCGCCGTCAGGCCGATTGCCCTTGCGGGTGTAGAGGTCGATCCCGGCCGCGCGCAGCCAGCGGATGGCCAGATCTTCGAGCTGGTGGCCGATCTCGAAGATCCGCAGCGTCTGGCCGCCGAAATCCGCGCCTTCATCCTTGGGCGCGCCCGCGAATTCGAACTGCAACGCGCGCTCGCAGGCATGGCCCAGCCGGGATGCGCCAAGATAGGTGCGGGGCGGGGTGGCCTCGCGCTCTGCGATCAGCGCGGCGTCGATGGCAGCGTTGACGCGTTCGGCAATGCCGGGGCGGTGGTTGTAGTCCAGCATCAGAACGGCACCTCCGCCGTGGCGGCGATGCGCGACATCTCGGCGCCGTAGCCTTCCAGCACCTCTTCGATCAGCGCCGTGACGTCGGCCGCCGTGAGATCGCGAAGCCGCTTGTCCCAGCCGATCCGGTCCATCGTCTGGCCCAGTCGCTTCATCACCAGCGCGATGGCCGCGCGCTCTTCCTCGGTCATTCCCTGCATGGTCAGTCCTTTGCGATGGCGGGCCGCGAACCATGCCTGGCAGGGCATCGAACAGAACCAGTGATGCTTGCGGGGGCGTGGTTTGACGGGATTAAAGAAGCCGAAGCCTTGCGCGGGGCGCAGGCAGACGGCGCAGGGCACGAAGCGTGGGTGCCAGAGGCGTGCACGGTTAGAAACCTGGTCGGGTGCAGATGCGACTTCCGCGACATGGTTCACGCCGCCCTCCCGATGTCCGGGCTGGCACGGCCAACGAGCTGGCGGATTTCGCGCTTGTTGAAGCCGAAGGTCATCAGCGCCGAGGCGCGATAGCGGGTCAGCCCGAAGTCCTGCCGGAACTCGGGGGGCAGATATTGCAGCTGCTTCTCGGTCGCAGCCTGCTTCAGCCAGCCCTTCGATTTGAACGCGCTCTCGTCGGTCTCGTATTCGTTCAGCCAGTCATCGGCCTGTGCGAGACAGACCGTCCGCTCCCCCACGCCGAGTAATCGGGGCGCGCGACCCTTCGCACCACCCACCGCGTGCCAGCGGCCTTCGAGAAAGAAGATTCCGCCCCAGGCATTGAAGCCATTGGCCATCAGCGCGGCGTCATCGCCGAAGAGATCGACCCATGCGAAGCTCGAGCGTTTCAGAAGGTCGATCTCGGACATGATGAAGCCCGAGAGCGGGATGGCATCTGGGCCTTCGCCGGGTTCCTCCACGTCGCGCGCGAACACCTCGCCGCAGAGAGGGCATTCCATGGCGGCAAGCGGGATCTCCGCTTCGCAAGCCGGGCAAGTCTTGGCCGGGGCGTCGCCGGTCTCGGTCTTGCCGTCCAGATCGACATCCTGTTCCAGCGTGCCGTGGAGCAGGCTCGATGTCCCAAAATCCAGCACGATGCAGTCGGTCTTGACGATGCCGGGGTGTTCCTCGGGATCTACTGTGCGCAGGCCCCGCCCGACCATCTGGATCATGGTGGATTTGTAGGAACTCGGCCGCAGCAGCACAATGCAGGAGGTGGGCGGATGGTCCCAGCCCTCGGTCAGCACCGCCACGTTGACGATCACGCGGATTTCGCCCGCGGCATAGGCGGCGAGGATTCGGCGGCGCGTGCCGGCATCGAGATCGCCATGGATGACGGCCGCCGAAACGCCTGCGCCGTTGAAGGCGGCCGCGACGTTTTCGGCATGAGCGACGGTGGAACAGAAGACCACGGTCGGCCGCTCGCTTGCCTTTTCTTGCCAGTGCCGCACGACCTCATCCGTCACCGGCGCGCGGTTCATGATCTGCGCGACTTCGGTCATGTCGTAGTCGGCAGCGCTCTTGCGCACGGCACGCAGTTGTTCCTGCACGCCCACGTCGATGACGAAGGTGCGGGGCGGGACGAGGTGACCCGAGGCAATCAGCTCGCCCAGCCGCACCTGGTCGCCGACATTGTCGAAGATCTCGCGCAGACCCTTGCGGTCGCCACGGTTCGGCGTCGCCGTGACGCCGAAGATCCGGCAGGCAGGATTGGCACCCCGGACATGATCGATGATACGGCGATAGCTGTCGGCCACGGCGTGATGCGCCTCGTCGATGACCAGAAGGTCGAGCGCGGGCATCGCCGCCAGATTGGCGGGTCGCGTGAGGGTCGGCACCATGGCGAAGGTCGCCCGCCCGGCCCAGCTCTTGGCCTCGGCATCGACGACGGAGGTGGTGATGTCAGGCGCGACCCGGCCGAACTTCGCCAAGTTCTGTGCGGTCAACTCCTCGCGATGCGCGAGGATGCAGGCCTTGGCATCACTGCCCTCAAGGGACTTGGCGACGACGGCCGACAGGGCGATGGTCTTGCCGAAGCCCGTCGAGGCGATGCTGAGGGTGTTGCCGTGATTGCAGAGCGCAGCGAGGCTGCGCTCCACGAAGAGGCTCTGACGGGGGCGAAGGCGCATGGATCAGACCCTCACTGCGCCCAGGAGGGACGACCCGGCACCGGCGACGCGGGCTGCTGGACCGGCTGCTGCGCCGCTGGTTGCGCGGGCGGGTGATATCCGGGCTGCGCCGAGAGCCCCATGTGCTGGGCGTAATCCCTATGGTCCGGCGTCACGGCGCTGCGGATTTCGTTCTTGTCGTCGCCGGTGGCATCGGTGCCGACATCGATCCGGGCGAGGAACTCGATCCCGTCCAGATCCCCGAGCCCGTTGATCCGGCGCGCCGCTTGCACCTGCGGGGACTGGTCCTTGTCGGAAATCCCCCGCGCCGAGTTCAGCATGCCGCGGATCATGCTGCGGCCCATGTTGGCCCATTCCGGTCCCTTCGGGCTGTAGAGGCCGATCAGCGTGAAGATCTTGCGCCGGGCATACTGCCCCTCGGTGACGGTGAACTCGCCGTTGAGGTACACCGCGCCGGTCGAGCCGCGCGTGGCATAGCCGCCCGTCCAGCCTTGCGAGGCATCATCGAAACCGCCGGGGCGGATCGTCAGCCGCACCTTGGCCAGCGTGCCCTTGGGGATGAGGTTGGTGTTGGACTGGGCGTCGTTGAAGTCGTTCCAGGAACCCATGGGGTGTCTCCTTTGCGGATCAGGATTGCGGATGGGGGTGATCGGCCGCCCCGTCGGCGGGCGGCGTGAAGGTCAGGCGCCTTGGCGCGGGCGTGCCGGGGGCGCGGATCTTGTCCATCAGGCGGCCGAGATGCGGCTCTTCCACTTGGCCGAGGCGACCGGAACGATCCTTGGCCGGGAAGCCCCAGGCGTTGATGGTGTGGCAGACGAAGGCGCGGTAGGGATCACCACCATCGGCCTTCAGCTCGGCCATGGTGATCACCTCGTCGACGATCCCTGGCAGCTCGAGCCCGGTCTTCGAGCCGTCGATCTGCGGCTGGAAGATGCGCCGGTTGAAGTCGTCGAACTTCTCGTCGAGGATCCCGACGAACCAGACGTTGCGCCCCCGGGTGTGCTGAAGGTGGGTCAGCCAGGCGATCATCTCGCGCCCGTGCAACCCGTAGGCCCCGCGCACATCCGGCTTGCCGGTCTTCTCCGACACCGCCTCGGGCTGGCACTTGCACCATTGGAAGCAGAGCCGCCCCGCCACGGTGATCGAGTCGACGAAGATCGTGTCGTAGCGATCGAGCGCGGCCGAATCGCCGAACTTCTGGCAGACGGCAGCATGATGCGCGGGGCTGTAGGGCTGTTCGTCGTGCAGGGCCGGATTGGGCCCGCCGATGAACACCGCGAAATCCCGACACTCCGCCCATGTGCGCGGCCGGATGCTGTCACCCGGCCAGCCCTCGATGGCCAGATCGCCAGCCTCGAGATCCATGAACAGCGTGCGGGCCGGGTCGAGCGTCCAGAGCAGGCTGGTCTTGCCGATGCCGGATTTGCCGAAGATGCAGCCCTTGATGCCGCGCGGCTCGGCCAGCCGCTCGTCGGCGGTGATGATGGGCAGGCTCACGCGCGATCCTCCTGCGGCAGGAGATCGATCTTCAGCGTGCCGGTCTTGACGGTGCGGGCGGGCTCGAAGCCCTGGCGGATCGCCTCGGGCCAGGCGATATAGGCACGCTCGGGCACCTTGAAGCTGATCTCGACATATTCGGCCGGATCCTCTCCCGCGGCGCGGATGCGCTCGACCATGGCGGCGAGCTTGGCTTGGTCCCATTCAACGCGCTTCGGCAGGTCGGCGACCACCGTGAAATCACCGTCGACAATGCGGACGGTACCAGTGTCCTTGCCGCAGGCGCGGCGTGCCTCGGCAGCTCGGGCGGCGTAGCGTACCTCGAGCGCGGTGGAAAAGCGCGCGGTGACGGCCTTCATCTGCTTGGCCGCGGCGTCGATTTCGCGCTGCAGGGCGGCCAGAAGCTCGACAGGAAGCTGGGCGATCTCGCCAGCCGGAAGGTTGATCAGCTGATCGATGCTGGGGGTGTTCTGCGGGAACGTCATGGGGGGCTCCGTGATAGGGGAATGGGGTCAGGCGGCCGCGAGGAGACGCACCGAAAGGGAGGGACCGGCCTGGCGCGGCTTGGTCCGGGCGATGGCGATGTAGGCGAACTGGTCGGGGCCGATCCGGGCCTGGACGAGGTGGACGAGGCCCTGCTCGGCGGCGCGCAGTGCGGCCGATGCCACCAGGCGAAGGGTGCGCTGCTGTTCAGGGGGCAGTTTCGAGATGACGGAGGTCGCGTCGACTGCGAGAAAGCCGCGGTGGTAGACGAGCGTCTCCCCGGGTGCGGCCTGCGCGATCCAGGCCGAAAGCCCGACCTCGTCTAGGGCCGGTCCTCCCGCGCCGAAGATCGACACGACGCCGGTGGCGCGGATGGTGGAATGCCGGGCCATCATGCCGCGCCCCGATCCGCAGTGCTGCGCCGCTGGCGGGCCTGTTCATAGGCCAGCACATCCTCGAGCCGGTAGACCACACGGCCCCCGATCTTCAGGAAGGCCGGGCCCTCGCCGGTCCAGCGCCAGCGTTCAAGGGTGCGCGCCGAAATGCTCCAGCGCGCGGCAAGTTCGGTCTGGTTCAGGCAGGTTCTGGTCTGCATCGTCCTCTCCCGGTGTTTCGTTGGGAGGAAGATGCACGGTGCGATGCGGGGATGTCGTCGGGATCAGAGTGGGATACGGCGGGGGATCAGCCGGACCGTTTCAATCATGGGGTGAATCGCATGTCGGAGGGATCGCTATCCCCCTCCATCCCCCGGTGCATCCATCAGAGGGGTTCCGGTAGGAGCCGCGGCGTGTCCGACTCAGACGCCTGCGAGCCGGTATGCCCCACGCTTGTTCGACTCGATGAGTAGCGGCCAATCTGTCTTGGACTTGAAGACGTCAGCCATCTTGAGGCTGCGCGACCCGGCCTGTGAGAGCACCGCCTTGCCGCTTTGCCACGGATCGCCCCGCATGGCCGCCGCATGCAGGATCCGCACGACCTGCGCCTGGATCGGACCGAGCCGGAACTCTCGGCCACTGCAGCGAACGCTTTGGTAGTCGGCCGATGCGTAAAACTTGCCAGCAGGCTTCAGGCCCGAGGCTCCGCCAAAGCCTGTCGCCGCCTCGAAACGATCGCGTTCTTCGCGCCTTAACACCAGATCCGGCTTGCGGATTTTCAGGCACTCGCGCGAACCGTAGAAGCAGGCATAGTCCGCCTTCGCTGTCCGGAACCGTGTGATGCTGACCTCGCCAAGGCGGAAGAGCTGGAAGACGTCGTGAACGTGCAGGTCCAGCAGCCCATTGAACAAGGACCGCTCGGTGGGGATCGAGAAGCAGCGGCCATCGTCGGTTTCCTCGAAATCACCGAACTCGATGGGAAGGTTCAGGATGCGGACCGACAGCCGCAGCTGGTCGTTCTCGGCCAGATAGACCAGATCGACCTCGGGCATCGACCAGCGGGCGAGGACTTCCGGCAGGGTGAAATACGCCTTTTCGATCTCCATCCGGGCCCCCGATTCCAATGCAATCTGTTTGGCTTTTGTTCTAGCCGCTTGACGATCCCAATTCAATCCTGTCTTATCCTATTCCATCCACAGCCCCTTGGGGAAAAGATGACCGAACATCACACCCTAGCCGACCGTCTGCGCGCCCGCTCCGATCAGCTCGGCCTGGCACCGGCCCATGTTGCGGAGATGGCCGGGGTCAACCGCTCCTTCGTCTATGACATCCTGCGCGGACGCTCTTCGCGCCCCAGCATCGACCGGCTGGCCGATGTCGCCCGCGTGCTGAAAGTAGACCGCGAATGGCTGATCCACGGCATCGGCGAGATCGAGGGCCCCTCCCCCTTCACCGAGAACCCCGAGGATACCTTCGTGGCGATCGCGCATGCGACGCCCCGCCCCGCCATGGGTGGCGGCGCAGTGGTGACCGAGGATGGCGACACGCCCGGTCGCGCCTACCACTTCCGCCAGTCGTGGATCCGCCACAAACTCAAGGCCAGCCCGTCGCAGCTCCGGATCATGCATGTGGAAGGCGACAGCATGGTCCCCACGCTGCAGGACGGGGATGCCGTGCTGGTCGACATGACGCGCCAGTTCCCCAGCCCTCCCGGCATCTTCGTTCTCGACGACGGCATGGGCCTCGTGGCCAAGCGCCTCGAGCACATCCCCAACAGCGACCCTCCGGCCGTTCGGGTGATCTCGGACAATCCGCTTTACCCCGCGTACGAGCGCACGGCTGACGAGATCCGCATCATCGGCCGCATCCGCTGGTTCGCGCGGGAGATTTGAGGATGGGTGGTGCCGCCCTGCGGCCCGGGGCCGGAAACGAAAAAGCGCCCGTGAGATTTCTCTCCGGGCGCACTTCTGCGATGATCAGAGGTTGAGTCAAGGGGGCAGGGTTGTCAACGCGTTTTTCTATTTATGTTCAAGGGCGTGAGCGAAGTACGAGATTTCAACTTCGTTCCGCGGAAATTCTCAAGGTTGCCCTCACAGTGAGGCTTGGCTAGCCTCCAGATAAGTTGGCGGAGTGTCATGCTTACCCCCCATTTCGGCCCGTTTTCAGAGGCATGCGATTGCAGGGTGATCTAGCGCAGAAGCCCGGGGGCTTTCCCCGCAAGAGGTGCCGAGCGCCAGTACAGGGGGACACGATGGATATGACGGGCGCAATAGCCTCGGAAGGCTTCGGCTTGCTGCTGCCTCTCTGGCCGGACCTGCATGCCCTGGCGGCCGAGGCAGAGCAGAATGCCGACAAGCTCCCTGATTTTTCGACCATCCGCCTACGCAGCTTTTCGGAGGCCATGGTTTGCCACCTTTTCCGACACCATGGCTTGCCACTGAACGACGACGAGAAGCAGTTCGACCGTTTGCAACTGCTGCAACATAATGATCTGCTGGATAGGCGGGTTCTAGGGCTCCTGCACACCATCCGGAAACTCGGAAACATCGCCGCGCACGGAAAACGTCCTGTATCGGCAGCTGAAGCCCGCAACCTGGTCGATGACGCCCTTTCGCTGACCGCTTGGTTCTGCCTTGAAATGCGCCCGGATATCGACTGGCAAGCGCAGCGACGTGCCGCGCCCATAACGCCTACGGCACATCACGAGACCTCGCAGGACATGTGTCCGGCCGTCGGCAGGGAGAAAGCCGCTGGCTTGGCCACCCTTTTCAGGCCACCGCAGACGCGGATCTCGTTGCGGGACATGTTCGAAGAGGAGCTCACGGCCGACCAGCAGAGGTGTATCTCGGCGCTCGATAGCTTCCTCGCCGATGACACCCAGCGGGTGTTTCTGCTGAAAGGCTACGCGGGAACGGGGAAAACCTTCCTTGCCGCCGGTATGACCGAGTTCTTGCTTGCCCAAGGGCGGATGTTCTCGCTTGCGGCCCCGACAGGGCGGGCAGCCAAAGTCATTGCCAAGAAAACGGGGCAGTCAGCGCGAACGATCCACAGCCTGATCTACGACTATAACGACATGACCGAGCAGACCGAAGATGACGACGACGGGTCAGCCACCTTCAAGATGATTGCCAAGATCCGGAACAATGATGACCCGGTCGATTCTGTTGCCATCATCGACGAAGCGTCGCTCGTATCGAACGTGTATTCCGAAAGTGAATTCTTCCGGTCTGGCAGCGGGCATCTGTTGCGGGATCTGATCGCGCATGTGGGGTCAACGCATTCAGGCAACGCCCGAAAGATCATCTTCATCGGCGATCCGGCGCAGCTGCCTCCGGTCGGCATGTCGACCTCTCCTGCCCTGGACGCGGATTACCTGCGTGAGACCTTCGCGCTTGATGCAGCCAGCTACGAGTTGACCGAAATCGTCCGCCAGAAAGCTGAAAGCGCGGTAATCCGCAATGTCATGCCCCTGCGCGAAGGCGTCACCAGTGGACGCTTCAGCAGCCTGACCTTCTCTTTCGACGATGACGTCATCCAACTGCCCAAGGACAGCGTCACGCCTCTCTACATGAAGATCCGCGAAGGACGCGGCCCCCAAGCGCCGATCATCGTGACCCATTCGAACACCGAAGCCGCCAATTTCAACCGCGCAATCCGGGCCGTACTGTTTCCGGGGAAGGCGTCCGTGGCCGCAGGGGACAGCGTGATCGTAGCGGCCAATGGCTTTTGCGGTCCGCATTACGTCGCCAATGGTGAAATCCTGCGGATCGACTCAGTTGAAACTACGGTCGAGCGACGGTCGGTGCAGTTGCTCCAGAAGCTCGGCAACAGCAATGTTTCGGAACCCATCAATGTTGCGCTAAATTTCCGAGAGGTCATAGTTGCCCTGCCGCAATCGGAGGGTGACGATCTCGTCCTGAAGGCAAAGATACTCGACGATTTTCTGCACGGCGACGACGCCAGCCTGGCATCTGCGCAGCAGCGCGCCCTTTACGTCGATTTTCTCAAGCGCCACAAGCATATCGACCGGAAGAAAGATCGTGATGCGTTCCAGTTGGCGCTGCGTTCGGATCCGTATTTCAACGCTCTTCGCCTCAGGTTTGGCTATGCCATTACCTGCCACAAGGCGCAGGGCGGCGAGTGGAGCCATGTGATCGTCAGTTGCGCAACCCCGCAGAACCCGCGCTCATCTGACTATTTTCGGTGGCTCTACACGGCCATGACCCGGACCAGCAGCAAGCTGTATCTTGTCGATCCGCCGGAGATCAGGCTGAAAGCGGCGGGAACCGGCTGGGTTACGCCGTCTTCCACAGAACCTGGCCCACAAAGCCCGGAGGCCGGCCCTCCCGACCAGCGAGCGATGGCCCCTGAACCAGATGGAAGGGCCCCCTCCCCGCCTATATCGCCACAATCCCTGTTTCGCACATGGCTTCAAACGGAAATCCGCAACAGGCTGGCTGACACTGGGATCGAGATCGAGGACGTCGCTCACCACCAGTATCGAGAAGCGTATTTCTTCAAGCGAGGCGCAGACGCTGTTCGGATAGACATCGGCTACAAGGGCAACTGGACTGTCTCTGGCGTGACATGCCCGAGGCCTGACGGCTTCGCCGAGGAAATCATGGCTCGCATCGCTGGATTGTCGGGCCAGAAACCAGGAACTGGCACTTCGAGTTCGGCCAGCGCGGGCGCGCCTGACCGACCGTTCTTGCGGGATTTCCATGACCGATTGATTGCCGCGCTGGCGAAGAAGGGCATCACCGCGGTCAACCTAAAGGAGCAGCAATGGAGCCAGCGCTACGTTATTGCGCGGGGCGCGGACTCGGTCACGGTCGACATCTTCTACAACGGCAGGAACCAGTTGACACGGTTCATGCCAATCAATCCATCTCCCACCCCGACACCATCACTCATCTCGCTGCAAGATGATGTCGGAACCGTTCTGACCGTCGAGGTTCACCCTTGAGCATCGTTAGCAGGAGCCGAAGCAACAGGGGTTTGGGTGGTGGAGGTTGGAACCATCGCTCGAAAGAGGTCACCGAACTCAGGAAAGGTGACCAACTTGATGCAGCTTACGCTCTCTCGGTGGAGCGCATCGCTGATTCCGAGGCTGACGACTATGACCGCGCCGCCTATGCATGGTGCCTCATTGCACTCGTTAAACAGCATTCAGCCGATGGAAAACAACAGAAGCTGTCCGAATATCTGGACCAACTACGGCGTTTCGAAGTCCCGGCCTCGGACGAGATGCTGGCAGAACATCGTGAGAAGGCTCTGTCACTCGTGGACCCCGACCGCCGCGCCATGCAGTCAGCTCGCAATTTGAGCAAGCAGGGCAAGCACGAAGAGGCCGCGAGGATCTACGCCGACCTCGATGCCAACGGCAAACTGGAGCTGGACGACCGAAAGGCCTGGGGGTGGGAACTCTACCGCCTGATCAAAGGCGAACTTGAAGGGTCGCAGGACGAGAAGCTGTCTCCGCCAGTCGTTCAGCGCGTGAAGAGGAACCTGAACACCTATCTGAAGCTGGCGATTGGCGGCCCCGACCTCCTGCACAGCCTCATGCTGCGTCAGGCGTTGCGGCTGGCAAAGGGCGAACAGCTCAAGCTGCTCCCGTTTCTTCGCCTCTGGAACCCGGATCAGTTCAGCGACGAGGACTTCGACCGGCAGACAGGAAAGGACGGCAAGACCTACCCGTCCCTCGTCGAGCAGGTTGTCCAGGCTGCGTCGGCGGAGGCCTCCCAGAGCGACCGCGCGGATGACCGCCATTTCATTCTGCCGCATGTGCAGACCGCGATGAAGCGCTTCCCGGATAATATCTGGCTCAAGTTAAATCTCGCGAAACTACTGCGGGGTATCGGGCGCATTGATGATTCGCTGAAGCTGGCCGTCGAATTTGCGCGCGAGAAGACTTCTGAATACTGGGCTTGGGAACTGATCGGTGACCTGGTGCCAAACGATACCGACCTGCGGCGGTCGTGCTATGCCAAGGCCCTGAGCTGTTCACAGGACGATGAATTCGTAGGAAAGGTCCGCCTCAAGTTCGCCGCCCTGCTGGAAGAAAGCCACCCTGCCGAAGCCCGGTTCGAGACAGAGCGTATGATTGCGCACCGCGCCCGCGCCGGATACGCGATTCCCCGTGAAGCACAGAGTCTTGTTGAAAGACTTGCAGCGGTCACCCCAAACGCGACGGATCGCGCCTTCTATGGCAGACTGAGCGATGCGGCGGAGGCTCTGCTCTTCTCGCACCTTCCGTGGACCGATGCTTGCCTCGGGGACGTTTTCACGATCGAGGGGCGAGATGGTCAGAAGCCTCGAAGGCGCCGCAGAATCTATGTGAAGGGAAATCCCTTCGCAATCGAACTGAGCCTGCCCGACAGCCATCCGGACATCCGCGGGTTGGCCGAAGGAACGCCGATCAAGTTGCAGTTTGAGACCTCAAAAGCCGGGCCAGCGCACACAATATTTCACCGGATCAGCCGCCGAGAAGATGGCACACCCATGGACATCATGCCGTTTCGGGTTGGTGTCATCGACCACATCAACCATGAAAAGTCTCTGATCCACGTGATCATCGCTCGCGGCGTGGATGGAACTTGCCCGAACTCGCTTCATCCGGGACAGCCCAAGATCGGGGCCGCCGTCGTGGTTCGCCTTGCAAAGCACCATTCAAAGAGCGGCGTGCGCACGCGTATTCTCGAAATCGCGCCCACCGAACAATCACCTTCTCCGGATGTCTGTCGCCCATTCCGCGACGCAACGAACGTGACGCCGAGCGGGCTGGGGTTCACACGTGGAGATATCTTCATTCCGCCTCACATGATCAATGCCGAAGGGATACAGGCGGGTGATCTTGTGGAAGGCGTGGCCATTACAAGTTTCGACAAGAAGCGTGGGAAATGGGGAATGAAGGCGATCCAAGCGAAAGTCGTCGCGCGAAATCACTTCGACTTTGGAAATGACGTCGAGGCGGACTACGATGACTAA